AAATTTCTGGGTAATTTTCTTCTGCAATCTCTGCATAAATAGCAGACCATTCTTCGTCTGAAAAACGTGATTTTTCAACCAATGCACCGTATTCAATCTCTTTACCATCAACTGTTACTTTATAATTCATTTTTTCTTCTCCTTATTTGTTATACAAAGTTACGTTACTTGAGTGAGTGTAATACTCATCTCCATTTTCAAAAGTGACACGGATACTATCCTGTTTCTCGTACTTCGCCCACCTTTTGACTTTGCCCTCTACGATTTGCCCATCTACCATTTTCACTTTTGCGTAATTAAAAGTGAAAGTTGTTCCAAGGACATCCTTGTTTCCACATGCTGCTAACCATACAAAAGATAAGCCAAGCAATGCGATTGCTAATAGTTTTTTAGATTTCATTTCTCCACCTCAAATTCTTCAATTAACCACTCCAGATTTTTACGAGCCTTTTTCAAATCTTCAAGCTCATTCTTTTTCTGGAAACGTAGCTGATACTTCAAAGCATTTCCAAGATAAAAACCCTTTAATTGCTCTGGTGTCATGAAATTTCTTAGAGCATCGATAGATTCCATGCCATACCGTCCTTGGTAGTGGCTTGGGCTATTTACATTATCAATTATTTCCGGATTCATTACTTAACCTCCTTAAAGCGTCCATCCATAAAAATCTCTAGCGGTCTAATCCAGCACCTAACTTTTTTATCCAAAGAAACGTAAACCACACATTTCTCTAATGTTTCTTCCCATAGACCGACTTGCACCACTTTATACTTTTTTCCAGTTTTTAGATGAAGCCATACAGAGTTTATTTCAGGTATCATCACTCCACCTCCCCAATAATATCCAATACTTTCAAAAGTTTATCTACTGAATTTTGAGTGATAGAAATATGACGTTCTCCTAAATTGTAAGGTGTTCTTAAAAACAAGATATTAGGGCCTAGACAGATGCGACTAATATCATCTATGTTGATAAGCTCATCTTCAGTATGTCCTCTATAACAAGATTGTATTTTAACAAATTTTGTCATTTATTCCACCTCCTCAAAGTAACTATGAAATTTACTTAAATTGACAATAGCAACCTCTTCAACAGAATGCTTTCCGATATCAAAGTTTGGATCATTTTTTCCAAACTCTTTTTCTATAGCTTTTTCAGCCAATGATGGCAAACTGAATATACTTGCTCCGTTTTTTAAGGCAAGCGCTTGACCGTGTTTATTTACTATTCGATAACCCACATCAAACGGTCTGATTTTCGTTGGGATTTTTATGCGTTTGTTTTCATTTTTTATTGCTTGTTCAATCGTTTGTACCATCAAGTCACTCCCTCTATATCAAACTCTAATCTATAATGCCCTTTTTCCTCACTTAATCCACCATAAACAAAGGATAACTTTTTGATAACTTTGTGATTATCGTCTGTCCAAATACCCGCATCAGTCATGCCATCAATGATAGCCTTGACTGTCGGATATAAATTAGGTGGGTCAAGTTTTGACTTAGTAGGGCTGTAAATTGTAACTGTAACCTCACAAGGGTTAGAGGGGCTAAAAGCAGCCCCCCCTTTATCCTTGTTCATCGATGTATGCCAATAAGCAAAAGCTCTGATGCGCTTAGTAACTTTAGCTTTATCTGTTTGATGTTGCCTGTCATTACTGTTGATAACCATATTTAGAGATTTTAGCTTAGTATTCCGAGGCAAAGAAAACTCAAATTTCACATCTTCCCCCTCCTCATCCGTTTAATTATATCTGCAATAATTCCAGACCATTCTTCATTTGTAGTCTCCCTAAAGTCGAATTGTGACATTTCTTCAGCCCTTTTAAAAAGAGCTAGTTTCAAGAAAAACCCATCTTTTTCCGAAAAATCAAAGTCGCTTATTAAAGTTGCTGTTCTAATTCCCTTACCATAGCCATCTACTTTTACAATAATCCTTGTTTTATGAAACTCACGGAGATATTCAATTTGAACCTCACCTCTCAAATCACATCCATCAACTTTCTTTAGCATCAATGAAATTTTTTTGGTTTCACTTTCTTTTCGTGCCCCCATGAAAGGATATTTTTTAGGCTTCGCCATCATTCATCCTCCTTTATTTCTTCAAATAGCCTGGGGCATCATCGCCTACATTGATACTCTCATACTGCTCTTTCGTAACAAGAAACTTGCCATAAGCTCCAATTGTGACTGTATAATGCCCATCAACAATGCCTTTTCCTGTTACCGTTCCGATAAGCTCACCACCAGCATTGTCAACTTGATAAATAATGACTGGTTTTCTGTTTTTCAATTCATCCACTTGTTGCTCCAGCTTGACCACCTGTGGTTTATAGTGATTTTTAGAGATTATCAAACCTAGATTTAGCATTGATAAAGACAAGGCTGCAAGTGCAAAAAATAGACCAACTCGATTTTTATTTTTCATGTCATGTCTCCAAAATCTTTATCACTGTGTAAATCAAAGCAATAGCATAAGCATCAAAGATAAACCAAACCACCTTGTCCGCTTTTCCTTTTTTGTAGGTTTTGTGCCCAGCGACGAAAATCAGAATAGCAAGGAGTAAGCAAGCACTGATAACCATCAATTTCAGAAACAATACCATCTAATTACCGCCTAACTCTTCAACAACTTTACTTACAGCTGCTAAAATCTGTTCTTTTAATTTAGGATCTGTGATGTCCTCAATGCCATGTGCATCCCCAGTTTTTAGATTTACAGCGATTGAGCCGACAACTGGGATATCTTTTTCATCCTGTTCATCTTCAAGGACTTCTTTAACGCTCTTTCCATCTAAAATATCTAGTAAATCATGACTAATATTATGAAAAACATTAGCTAGCTTAAATTTCCTAATATCTCCTTTGAGTAGAAAATGCAACATCCCATCTTTACTATCATCATGTAATTTGTTGGCGAACTCTTTCAAGTTCTCTACGATAGTTTCAGCTGATACTGTGTTTTTAGTTTCTTTAGTCATTGTTTTTTCCTCTCTTATGCTAATACTGTGATATGTTTTTGGTCTGCTAGTTGCTCTTTTAGATAGGCTGCAACATTTCCTACTGCATCAGCTACCCAACGCTTACCATCTGCCTCAAATAAAGCCATATTGGCTTGCTTATCAATCCTAAAGACAAATAGGCTTGCTGGTTGTTCAACCTCGCTAAATGTACGATATGGGCGCAATGTAACTGGATTAGGTGCTTTACCTTTCGCAAGACTTGCCACACCTGTTTTAACTGTTGCTACTTGAGATACTCCATTATCTTCAATTTCAGCCCCATTCTCAATTTTCAATGCGCTAGCAAATTCTAGCAATGTGCCACGATCGTTATCGTCAATAAAGTTTGATTGCAACATGATATTGAACTGTTCTGATGATAGGAAACGGCCAAAAGATAGCTCTGGAATACGTGCCTTAACATCAACAAGTAATGTACGACGTTCTAACTCATCATTTTCAGACCATACACAAACCTCATCATTTTTCTCAACTGCTACAATCAAGCGTTGGTTTTTCAAATTGTTGAGGTCAGTTTTGAGATAGTCAACAAGACTTGTTAAAGTTGATAGCTCCAAAGTTTTAGGATAGCGTTTAGGGTCAAGTTCTTTGAGGTTGAATTTGTTGGCATCATAATACTCTGTGCCATCTGCAGCTGTTAAAATTTCTAATCCATGCTCATTTAGTTCTACTGCGTATTCTAATGCTGATTTAAGATTTTCTGTTGTCATATTAGTTACCTACTTTCTTTTTGTTGAAATCAATAATATCTGGTTTTGTTTCTGCTTGTTCAATTTCTGCTACTGGTTGCCCAATATCCGTCAAAATTTCTCCGTTTTCATCAAAATACATTTGACCAGGTACTGTACTTTTTAGCTCATTAGCATGTACTTGCCCTGTATCAAAATCACGCCCAACAAGAATTGTTGTAGCTACTCCATTTTGAGGCGCAAATTTAGATTTTACCTCCATGATAGTATCAACCACTGTACGCTCTTCGTTAGCTGACATCGTAAGCGTGATAGTCACTTTTCTTTTTGCTTTCGCATCTGTATTTAGGTCAAGGATGTTATCAAAGACTTTTTCAAGCTCTTTGTCTAGTTTCTCCTGTAATCCTCCATCTGCAATGTGGGTTAGGTCTAACCCAATAAGTTTTTTATCCATATTGTCCTCCTGCTTTAAATTAAGCTAATTTGAAATGACGATAGCATTTTCTCTTGTGCAGCCTTATAGAAATCTTTCTTAATTTCAAATCCATAGGCTGACCTATTCATCTCAATAGCAGCCCTTAGAGTTGATCCAGAACCTGCTACGGGATCAATGACAACATCGCCCTCATCTGTAAAAATTTCAATCAATCGTTTCAAAACTGGTATCGGTTTTTGCGTAGGGTGGATAACTGGGTAAGAGCTATCTTTTTCCCACGGGGCATGATTGAGTATCATTGCCCCACCATTGTTAAATTTAGGTAGCTTATCACGATATAATACCGTTGCCTCTTCAACCGCACCAACAATTTTCATGTTGGCCTTTAGCACTTGCGGACTTGACTTTTTTGTAAAATAGAGCGGATAAGCATTATTAAAACCATGCTTTTTGCCACATTCTATAATCATGTCTCGCTGTTGCCAGGCATGAAAGACAATCATGGCAGGTGCTTTGCCCTTTTCCTTGGGTTCTTTCTTTAACAACCGACTACAAAAATCAAAGAAATTATTGATTTTAAAATCATTGTCTGTGTCAAAAAACGATTTCCCAGCCAACTTACTCTCACCGTTTTTGTTATCACCATTCTCATACCATCTTGGATCAGAAGCATAAGCGTTATTTCCTAGATTGTAAGGAATATCAGCAATGATAAGTTGCGCCCTCGGTATGTTGTATCGCTTAGCATTTTCAAAGTGGTCATTGATAAGTTCAAATTTCATCACAAACTCCCCACTTCAAAAGTTTTTGTAACTGCTTTAAGCGATCTTGACTATCTAACAACTCCAGATAGTTTTTTTGGCTGATCAATACATATCCTGTCAGGTCATGACCTAGTAAAGTATCATCAACAAATAGCTCCATTTGCTCGGTTGAGGTGTCAAAGTGAGACTCTGCATCAATTTCCTTTTTCTTTTTGGTAAAGGTATTAGCAATAACCTCAATTTCTGACTCGTTGCTTAAAAATGATGATACTTGAGTGTTTAGAGCATCGGCAAATGCCTCGATCTCCTCAATCGTTGGAGTTGTAACATTTCTCTCAATGTCACTTACTCGATTTTGACTAATGCCAACCATAGGGGCAAGATCATACTGAGTAAGCTCTGCCTCTTTACGGATGGCACGCATTTTAGCACCATCAAATACTTTCATCTAAACACCTCCCCTCCATCTGAGTACCATTTGTTTTTAAGTACATGACGTGCAATCTCGCATTGCACTTGTGGTTTCTGATAATAATCCACTTTCGCCTTGTGCTTTTTGATAGCTTGCATAGTGTGAATTGTAACAATTGCTGCCCATGTGATAGACATCAAAGTTGTAAGTACCATAACGATTTCAATTTTTGTCATTTTCTGTTTCCTTTTCAAATTGGTTTAATACTGATTGTAAAAGTAATTTCACCCTCTCATCTTATTTCTGATGGTGAAAGAGTGTTTAGGTGGTGCATCTTCAAAAGCATCTTGAAACTCTTGGTTGATTTTTCGGATATTGAAAGGCTCGTAAGCGTGGAAATAATATCCATACTTATCAAGTT